AGCCCTTTGTGCATCTAATATACCAGAGCCAACCATAGGGCCAAACAGCGGAGATGATCAACAAACTGACGATTTCTTCAACACGGTTTTGTATACTGGTAACAGTGGAACAAATGCCATAACTGGTGTTGGTTTTCAACCTCAACTGGTTTGGGCAAAGAGCAGAACAGTTGCCTATCATCACGAATTATATGATGTTATTAGGGGGTCAAGCAGAATGTATTCCAGTTCAACTACTGGTGACTCTGCTGGCTCAATAACATCATTTGATAGTGATGGTTTTACGCACCAAAGCGGTAGCGTAGGCACTAATGCTAATGGCGATGGCATTGTTGCTTGGAACTGGAAAGGCGGCGGTAGTTCCAACACTTTTAATGTTGATGGCACTGGTTATAGCTCTGCATCCGATGCTGGGCTAAGTGGAGGTGACATAACTCCGACAGCAGCTTCTATAAACACTACTTCTGGGTTTAGCATAATTGGATATTCTGGGAACGGGTCAGCTAACCAGACAATAAAACATGGTTTATCTAGCCCACCAGAGTTTATAATTATTAAAGATAGGGATTCAAATAGTAACAACAACCAATGGCAAGTATCATCGTCTGTTATCGGTGATGATTATTCTTATTTATCTCTAACCAGTGCTTTTGCTGGCACAGGGCAGATGATACCTACATCTGGAGAACCAACAACTTTAACAATAGGGCGTGATTCGACCGTATTAACAAACGAAAGCGGTGATAGATTTATTATGTACTGTTTCCATTCGGTCGAAGGCTACAGCAAGGTTGGCAAATATATAGGTAATTCTAGTGATATCGACGGCACTTATGTATATACCGGATTTGCCCCCACTTTTGTGATGGGCAAAGTAACAACTCAAACTGGTCGATGGTGGATGTATGATTCTGTACGTTCACCGCGAATGAATAACACGATTGGAACTGGTGCATATTTACACGCACAGTCAACTGCTACAGAAAGCTCAGATACCGGGGTCAATGCTGTGCAACTACTTAGTAACGGTTTTAAAGTAAATTCAACAAATGCGGAATGGAATAGCAGCAGTCATACTTATTTTTATTTAGCCATCGGTAATACTTTTAAATACGCGAACGCGAGATGAATAGGGGATAGAGATGCCTTGGAAATATGCGGATAAAACTTTGCGAGAAGGCAGAGGCTGGACTGATGACAATGGCTTCAAGCATCCTTACAATTGGGCGTCTGCTTGGACTGATACTGATAAAAAAAACTGGGGTGTTACTTGGGAAGACCCACCAGCATCAGAGGCTGCGTTTGACAACAGATTTTATTGGGGCAGACAGACTGATGGCTCACTGATTGAGCGTAGTCTGACAGATGTTAATGTTTTTGATGAAGATGGCAAAGCTGTCAATGATCCTATAACTGGACAACAAATGGTAACACTTGGGCTCAAGTCTATTTGGGTTGAACAAACAAAACGTACAGCAAATAACAAGCTTTCGCTTTATGATTGGATGGTCACACGCAAAGCTGAGAAATCAACTGCAATACCTACAAATGTCCAAACATACAGAGATGCAGTTCGTACTAAATGTGCAGAGATAGAGACAGCTTTGAATGGTGCATCTGATTTGGCTGCGTTCATGGCGTTGTTTGAAGATGAACGTAATTCAGATGGCACAGTAAAAACCATTGCTAAAATTAACGACTGGCCTGATGAAATCTGATGACTAAACCAACGCTCTTATCAATTCATGTAGAATTGGAAAAACACATCGCTCTGACAAATGAGCGCTGGCTTGAAACGATCACGCGGATAAAGCGAGTGGAGCATATCCTTATAGGCCAAGCAGCCGCAATCATCCTGTTGCTACTGGCAGAGCGAATCTAGATTAGAGACATATCATGGAGCCTATCACCACCGCTTTGGCGGCTGTTTCTGCTGCGTCAAACGCCATAGCATTTATCAAGGCTCGTATAAATGATGCACAATCTGTTGCTGATATTTCACAACAAATCGGCACATTGTTTGACTGTCAAAAAAAACTTAATGAGGAGCGTAACAAACAAGCTGGTGTTGGTGATATTAAGTTTCAAAGCAGTATGGATGCAGTGCTTGAAGCCAAAAAATTACAGGAGCAAATGCAAGAAATCAAAACCATGATTAACTTGCGCTTTGGCCCAGATACATGGAATGAAATCGTCAACCATCATAATCAAAAACTCAGGGAGCAAAAAGAAGCGCAGAAGGCGGCGCGTAAAGAGGCTGCAAGAAGGGCCAAGGAACTTGAAGATACGATTAAAACAACGCTACTCGTCGCCGGTATTATCGCAGTCACAATAGCTCTGTTTGTGTTCTTGTTTGCAACTGTAGCCCAAAGTGGTGTGGAAGAGATTGTCCTATGACCGACTGGTGGAAACGATATCTGCAATTTAATGTCACTGCCAAGCTGACCATGATTGCCTCAGTTGCAATGTCTTGGCGCTGCGCTGAATGGTTCATGGATTTAGAAGCGCCGACAACACAGCAGTCGGCTTTTGTCAGCGTCATCATGGGCGTGATGACCGGGGTCTATGGCATCTATTTGGGCAAAGAAGCAAGGACGCCGAAAGAATGAAAGAAACATTATACATTCTTGTAATTAGTATGTGGGGCAGCGACGGCGTTACAAACCATCCTATAGGTCAGATGGCGCTGCAACAGCCCATGACCATTGAGCAATGTAACTGGCTACGGTCTGACGGGATGTGGCACAAATCTACAAACAATGATTTTTATTTTATGATACCGCAGTGTTTCCCAGAGGATTGTGCTGGTAAGGAGAGGTGTGAATGATACAGGCTTTAATCGGCCCTATAGCCTCGCTGGCAGGGTCTTTTTTAGAAAACCGTGTGGAGCAAAGCAAAGCCAAAGGCGCGGTTGCAAAAGCAGAGGCAGAGGCAAAGGCTAAAGTTTTAGTCAGCTCAGCGACAAGCGTGGCTGAGTGGGAAAAAATCATGGCGCAGTCCACGCAAAATTCGTGGCGTGACGAGGCAGTCACAATAGTCGTGCTTGTGCCAGTGTGTTTAGTTTTTGTGCCGGGCATGGAAGATGTCGTGAAGGCTGGCTTTGACCGGCTCAACGAGTTGCCCGAATGGTATCAATATTTAGTTTTCCTCGTATGCACCAGTGCGCTTGGCATCAAAGGCATAGACAAGTTTAGGAAAAAATAATGAAACTATCAGCAAACTTTTCATTAGCTGAGATGGTCAAAAGCCAGACAGCGGAACGCAAAGGTATTGATAATACGCCGGACACCACAGCTAGAGAGAACATGGTCAAGCTGTGTGAAAACATCTTGCAGCCGGTGCGTGATCATTACGGTGTGCCTTTTACTGTCAGCTCTGGGTATCGCTGCCCGGAACTTTGTCTGGCTGTCGGAAGCACAATAAAATCGCAACACGCGAAAGGGCAAGCTGCCGATTTTGAAGTGCCGGGCATCAGCAATATGGAGCTGGCTGAGTGGATACAAGATAACCTAGAGTTCGATCAACTTATTCTAGAATGTTATACCGGGGGCAACAGCGGCTGGGTTCACTGTTCGTATGTCCATGAGCCACGCAAAGAGGTACTGACCTATGACCGGGCTAACGGCTACCGGCACGGTTTGATTGGATGAGGAAAGCGCCAAAGACCCCGGCGTGGCAGCGCAAAGAGGGGCAATCAGAATCTGGTGGATTGAATGCGGCTGGCCGGGCATCAGCAAGAGCGCAAGGTCACAACCTCAAGCCGCCGGTCAGTGCGAAGCAAGCAAAGAAATCACCAAAAGCCAAATCACGGCGCGCAAGCTTTTGCGGTCGCATGAAAGGCATGAAGGCAAAGCTGACATCAGCTAAGACTGCGCGAGATCCAAACAGCAGAATTAATAAGGCACTTAGGAAGTGGGATTGTTAAAGGAGAAAAGCCATGAGCCTATATGAAAATATGAATAAGCGTAAAAAAGCTGGAACCAGTCGGTCAAAAAAGAACAGTACGGTTGATCCAAAAACTTACAGCAAGATGAGTAACAAGCAGGGTGGCTTCGCGGAGAAGAAGAAGAAAAAGTCATACGCATAATTGGGTACGTTTTGGGTACGCTTTTACAGCAGCTCACAGCAGTTTGTGGCAGTTTGTACCCACCTAAAACCCCAGAAAACCAACGGTATTACCCCTAAATATCGCACTGTCACGCCGGAGGCCGCGGGTTCGAGTCCCGTCACTCCCGCCACTAATTTCATAATAAATTCAATACATTAAACGCCCCCAGCCTTGATTGGCCGGGGGCTTTTTTTGCGTTTGGGTACACTTTTGGGTACGTTTTTGTTGCATTGTTTGACATCTTGTGTCTATAATGATTCGTAAGGCATCAAACAAGGGAGCATCAAATGACACACAAAGTAAAATCTTACGCATGGGTTGCCAATAATTGGTTCGATCTTGACGACTATAAATTCCAAATCGAAATAGATGGCCGCAAAGGTCTTGTGACCGCTGAATACGAGCGAGATGTAAAGGCTGGCACAGCGGTGATTTCGTTCCGCGAATATGTAAGTGAAAATCCTGTTCGTCTTGGTGAGATAGAAAAGATCTTGATCAACGTAAACCACAAAGATGCGTTGGTAACGCTGATACCAGAAAAGGCGGCGGCTTAACAGCCGCCCCGGAAGGGAGCATGACATGCCTAAAAAAGTAGTCACAAGCTTGAAGGTTTACGAGCGCAAAGACCGCCCCGGCGTGTGGACATATGACGCGCGCCCGATTGGTGGCAAGAAACTATCTTTCAAGTCGAAAGATGATGCCACAATCGCAATGGTTGAGGCCGTCAACAATTACAATAACGGCACTATCGTTGCGCCGGTCAAGCCAACGAGTGTGAAGTCAGCCGCTGACAAATTTTACAACGAACAAGAAGGCCGGGTTGTCGCAAAGAAAATCAGCAAGTCTCACAAAGATGAGATTGTGCGCGGCATAAAGTTTTGTCTTGCTATCTCTATTGATGGGCGCGCGCTGGCAAAGCACAACATATCTGAGTTGATGCAGACAGCGACAAGAGGGCCGATAGGACTTGCAATTATTTCTGGCATAGAGGCTGAGCAAAAATCCAAAGCAACCGCTGAGAAGCGCGTCAAAGCTGTTAAGATGCTATTCAATTATGCAGTAACGCAGGGCTGGGGTCAGGTCAATCCACTGGATAAAATGACACTTAGCCTTGATACTGACTTTACTGATGACCGTGCGCCACGCATTCAGCCAGAGGTCATTCAGTCTGTGGTTGCAAGCTTGAATGATGAGAGCCTACTGGTCAAAGCAATGGCGCTCACTGCCATAGCATCTGGCATCCGGCAGGGTGAGCTGCGCGCGCTGCCTTGGCGCAATGTCAACTTTGAGGATTGCACAATCAAGATTGACCGTGCCATCAAGCATCAATGCAAAGGCTTGGGCAGAACAAAGACCAAGCGCGGCAACCGCATAGTGCCGGTTCCAGCAGAGGTAATCGCTATTCTGCGCCAGCTTAAAGTATCGTCAAAGTATTCTGGCGCTGAGGATTTTGTTTTTGCCAATGACGCTGGAAATTTCCAAACTAAGAAAACTTTCCCTAAAATTATGGATCGTATCTGCAAGCGCGCTGGTGTGCCGCTGATGCTGTGGGGTGACTTCAGACATTTCTTTGCTAGCGTACAGATTAGCTCACTGGGTGAGGATTGGGGCGAGGTGGCTGCACTGATGGGCCACGCTAACACCGCGTTCACCTACAGGCAGTACGGTCACTATGTAAAGAATGTAGAAAAGCAAAAGCAAGTTAGTGGCGCGACAGCCGCTGCCATGGGTATTTAGAGGGGCGCGAGCCCCTCATTTATTTCTAATGTGAATTGAATCTATACCCCGATATTGACCAACATCATCAGCGTCTGCATGTTCATCATCATCTGCAAAAGCATCATCCGCTAGATGCTCAGTTGCTTTCTGCCAAGCGAGCCTATCGCGCCGGTCTTGATCTCGCTGCGATCTCTCAATTGATTCATCACTGCGACTATCAATACTGACAAAAACACGCTTACGCTTCATCGACTTTCATGTTTCGTATGCGGTCAATCTCAGCAGCCGGGATCCAATACTTGCGCCCATCGCGCACTGCTGCGATATCATTGCGCTCTATCATTCTGTAGACAGCATCCTTGGTGCCGCCTGTCCAGCGTCCAAACAAAGCTATAGCAGCCGTGCGTGTATCGATGAGAGCTGGCCCGGCTTTCATTTGCCGAAGCTCCCGAAGCCACCGCCTTGTGGTGCAGCAGCCGGGGCTGCTTGCCTGTCTTCTGGCGCGACATAGGGCTTGTTGGCAAAAATGTTTACCGCTCCAATATCTTTGTCGTTGTTGTAGTCATCGTCTACAGCTTCTGTGAACTTAATGCGGAACTGTAAATCGTTTTCGTACACAAGATTTCTAATTTTTTCACATGCTGCAAGCTTTGCTTCATCATACTGATCTGCCTTTTTCGGGTTGACCCAGCTTGCAAGCTTCAGCTTTTTAGGCTTGCCTGACGCATCACAAATGCATTCTAGCTGCGCGTCATTGTTCTTGAATGTTGGTTTTCCGGCCATTTTTATACCCTTCCATTTTTTCTATGTATGCTCTGCCGACAGTATCGTAGAGGTCAGGACGCTTAGATTCAGCCTGTCGGATTATCTTGCTGTTATCTTTATCCCATTGCGTTAATGCAGCTTGATCTAAATCCCTCACCGCAATCAGTGCTTCGTTTGCCCAACCATCCCAATCGAAATTGTGTGGCACATCTTCCAACAAACCGTTTGTCACACCGTCATCATCGTCATCATCGTCTAGCTCAGCGATGCCAGCGGCAAGCCCCAGTATGCTCTGCATGAGGTAACGCCGCCCATATGACACAGCGCTGCCAAGCTTTTGTGAGTTAGTCATATCATCGACTATGATCGGCCAAGCTAGATCGTCTGACTGCCAGCTCACACCGCTGCTATGCACAATCACAGGCGATATACAAAACTCGCCATCAATGCGTTTTGTCGGAAATGAAATGCCAAGACCAAAATCTTGTGCGGCTTTTCTAACAAGTGTCATCATTGAGCCGACAGAGGCGTACTGAGAGCGATTGCCTTGCTTATCTAAATTCATAGATTCATTTTTTGATTGGAACGCAACCAAAGCTTTTGCGATCTCTGGCGGCATCTCAGTCATGCGGCAGCTCCATCTTGCCTAACATTGTGGGCATGTAGATAGCTGCGTTGCGCCCGGACGCTGTCTTGCGTGTTGCGTTTGTCTTCCAAACCAAGCCCAGCTCTTCTAGTTTTACACGGGCCGGGCGATAGCTATTGCCGGTCATGCCGGATTTGTTGCAGCCTTCCTCATCAGTCGCGCCGTCAAGCGATATGATTGCTTGCAACGCCTTGACCATGTTCTTGCCAAACTTTGGCTTGATGGCATCAGCAGATGCAGCGCTTGTCGGGCTGTGAGCTTGATGCGGTGGTGCTATGTCAAACAGATTTGTGATCATGATGCTTTCCTTCGATTGCAGTTTTAATTTCGTTTTGCAGAACGCCGCGATCATGTGCATCCCGGTGCATTGCCTCAAGCAGATGCCGGATGCGGCGCAGTTCTGTCTCAATCTCTGTGTTGGGTTTTTTGTAAAACAGCCAATTGAACATTATGATCTCCAGATTTTGTGGGCTTGTTCTAGGATGGCCGGTGGTAGATCGCGCCAGACATACATGTGATCCCACTGTGGGTCACAGAGGCGCAGTAGCTCTTCCGGGCTAGATGCGGCAGCAAGCAGCCGTTCACGGCGCATACACGCCTCTCTGATGGCTGCAACGCCAGCTTGAAGCTGTTCTAGTGTCGGTTTAAATACTCTGTAGCCAAGCCTATTGGCGTAAACGATTGTCGGCCACACATCAGTCATGTGCCAGTACCCGGCAATCTGGGTGAGGTGGCCCCACATAATCTCTTTCGGCAAGCTGCTAGCGGCTGGCTTGTCAGTGCCAGCGCCCTTATCCCATTTTGTTTTCAGCTCAACGCCGCCACCTTGATAGTCTGCGTATCCCAAGTATGGCAGCTTTACATCATCGAACTTGCCTTCCAGCTTTTGCTGCCCGGTAATCCGATTCGCGCCAGCCGTAGCCTCGCGCAGACCGTCCAAGGCATTGCTGCACACCAGTTCAAATTCTGTGTGCATGCCGTCATCGCCTTTTTTTGGTGCGCTGCCGTCCGCTGTGTAGCGCGCTGTTACCTTGTGTTCGATCTCTCGCTTGTCTTTGTCAGCGTCACGCCATGAGCCGCCATGAAAACTATGCAGCTCATTTAGCGCATCTTTGTAGGCGTCAGCCGGGCTGACATCGTTGACCAGTATGTCAGTGCAATAGTTTTCAACAGCCCGGCCACCGATCAAAATTGGCTTGTCACCGCTTTGCTGCTTGCCCCGGCTGTCTTTATAAACGCCATGCAGTTCCACGAGCTGTTTTGCTTCAGCCGATTTCTCAGCGTTTTTCTTTGCCGCATTCAGCTCTTGCCGGACAATGATTTTATCAAAAAATGTGAAACCATCAGGATTCGATGGGTTGGAGTGGTGATAATACGCTATCTGTGTTGCTGCGCGCTTAGCTATCACATCAGGCGCTGCTTGTTTGAACTCAGAAAACGACATAAAAAAATCCTCTCCACATTGTAAAGAGGACTGTAAACTGACAAGACATTTTATGTCAAGCTAGATAATTTAAATGTCTATATCACTGTTTTTTAAAATCGTCACACCGCGCAATCTCTGTCGTAAACTTACAGTAATGACAGGCGTTGCGAACACCAGCTCCTGTTCTTTTAAGTGCCAACCAAGATCACCATTTACTATTTGGTAAACACCGCCCGGTTCAGGATACAGCATGCCAGCAACAAAATGTTCTGGGCCGTTCTTGCTTTCATATGGGTTTTTTAAGTAACAAAATGCCTGTCTGCCGAAACACTCTTCATGCACATATTGTTCAAGCACTGGCTCAAGCATCACATATTCATGCGCCTTTGACCAATATGCCCATGGGCCAGTGTATTTTTTATCCATTGACCAGCTAATGATTGCAGCTCTGTATGGTAAATTCGTGTGCGAATAAGCCCAATCTACTGATTTAAGGCTTTGTTGCATTGTTTCTTCGTTACTTACATCCAAGTGCAATTTTCTAGATAGACCGCCATCTTTATCTAAATGACAGTGACCAATAATCGGTGTGCCTTGTGTCTCAAAAATAATTTCATAAGCGTGACAACCCAAGATATCTGCGTACTCTCGCGCATCTACGATAGTCATTGGCACACGCTCATGAATATGGCGTGATAGCGTTTCCGGCGTAACGCCTTTGCGTTCTGCAACAACCTTTTTTTGCAGACCACTTTTTTCAATCATCTTGTTTAAATTGTTTGGCATGTCGTTCATGGTAATAACCTTAACATTTAATGTCACTCAACAAATTATATAGTGCCTATAGACATATGATGTCAACTGTATTAACACATAGGGCATGAAACTTGATGCATATCGAAAACAAAAGGGCTGGAGCTATGTTGATTTAGCCAAGCTGACCGGGGCTTCACATGCAACTGTAGCCCGGCGCTGGTGCTTGCCGCATAGCCACCCACATTTCAAAATACCAGCTCAAAAATTTATGAACGCCATCCTAGTCATAAGTGACGGTGCGGTACAGCCTAACAGCTTTTATCAAGTCGGTATAATGGATGACTGAGGATCAGTTCCAAAACTATGTGGTGCAATGGCTTGATGCGTCATTGCCCATGGGCAGCGTGTTCCATCACTCACCAAACGAGGGTAAGCGCCACATTGCTTACAAGATGCGTTTGAAAGCTGCTGGCACAAAGTGGGGCTGGCCTGACCTTGAGCTGTTTATATGTGATCACGGTTGGCATGACCCGGCTGCAAAAGGCCCGATAATGATTGAGCTGAAGCGCCCGAAAGGCGGCAAGCTGTCCGATAATCAAAAAGATATCCATGAAAAGCTGCGCTGCACTGGCACCTATGTGTTCGTTGCAAAGCGCCTGAGCCAAGTTGAGGCTTACTTAAAACCATTATTGAAGCTGCGTGAAACCGGCAAAGCATCAATCGTGCGCCAGCTCTGCGAGGTGCAGGGTGGCTGAGTTGATACAAGTGCTACGCCACCCGGAGATCGGCTACGAGATCATGGCAGAGTGTGAACATTGCGTACCGTTCAATGGTGATCTGCGTGGTTGCCATGAGTGCGATTACAACGGCTATCGCCGACTGACAGAGGATGAAGAGCTTGCGGCAGAAAGATGATTTCTACCCAACGCCGCCAGAGGCAACCAAGGCGCTGTTAGCTGTCGAACAGTTCGATAGCCATGTTTGGGAGCCAGCAGCCGGTGACGGCGCTATCTGCAAAGTGTTGATCGATTCGGACTACATGCCAATCGCGTCTGATCTCAACGACTACGGCTACGGCTGCGACACTGGCATAGATTTTTTAATGACCACAGAGCGGCCATGCGAGAGCTTGGTGACTAACCCACCGTACAGGCTAGCCGATCAATTCATTTTACACGCGATAAATCTTGGTGTGCGAAAGCATGCATGGCTTGTGCGCTTGCCGTTTTTAGAGGGCAGCAAGCGGTATGACATGCTGTTTAAGCATTATCCACCGCGTTGGGTCTGGGTGTTTAGCAAGCGATTAACGATATGGCGCGGCGATGAAGAACCCACCGGGTCTGGCACTACAGCATATTGCTGGCTGGTTTGGGAAAACCACAACACCATGCCGCCAAAAGTAGGGTGGCTGTAATGACGCACGATGAAGCTATTGCCATGGCGAAAGAACACTTCGGCTGGTCTGTAACAGAAGGCATGGGCCTTTTCATGATTGCTGAGGCTTGGGGCATCAAGCCATGGGCTGTGACGCAGTATGAGGGCCATGGCGTACTGACAGAGGGCTATGTGATCGAACAGATGGCGCAGCAAATCATGGAGATGTGGCGTGGCAAAGAAGAAAAAGAGCCAACAACACAAAGACAACAGGACAGAACGCTGCGTGTCGTGTCATCGAATGCATTGGATCGCGAACGGCACATGGGTAATTTTAGCAAGCGGCAAGCTGGTGTGTGCAAATGACCGCTGCTGGAGACAAGCCGCAAAAGCTAGCTCAAGCAGCGGCACAGATACTGGAGAGCCGGGCAACCAAGCTTGGCCCATACAAGCCGCTGTACAGCGAGTTAGCGGTCAGATGGTCAATGGTAGCTGGGGTGACGCTGAGCCCGGCACAGACGGCTAGAATGCTGATTGAGATGAAGTTGGCTAGATGGAATGCCGGGTTTGATGAGGATCACGCGATTGATGCAGCAAACTATGCGTTTATTGCGGCAGCATTGGAAGGCGAATCGGAATGAGCTTTAAAGATTTCAAACCCCGTCCTGACTATCCTGTACAGGATAATCCTGTAGTGCCTAACCCACAAAACTTTATTGATAAAACCAATCAGGATAATCCTGTACTCACTTCGTTCGATTATACTGACAGCAGTAAACTACCAGATCAAGGCTGTCAACAGGACAGATCAAGAGAGATACAGGAGATGTTGTCTGGTGTCGTGAAGAACACCAACCCAAACTATTGTGCAGCAAAGGATAAAGCAAAGAATGATCCATTGCAATTTAGGAAGGATCGCGCGCTTAGACGCATCAGACCAATGATGTCAGCCGATAGATACACCGACACCCTAAAAGCAATTAGTCATATGGATTCGGTGCAGTTGCTCGACTGGGTCAACGACACTGAAAAGCACTTGCGAGGAATAGCCAATGGACATAGCTGAGCTGCACACGCTGTTTCTTGATATGGCTGTTACTGAGCGCAGACTGCCGAAAGCAATCAGGGTACAGAAGCAAGCTAGCTGGCCTGACTATCCAATGGACTGGCATGGCTACGGCTGGACGCAGCTTGGTGAGGTCAGGCTAAGGCCAACCGGGGATCAGATCGATGCAATGGATAGGGCGCATGGCATGATTATGCAGCTTGCAGAGGATGATAGAAGATTGATTATGGCTGTGGCGCATAGCGCTGTGGGCAGGGATCGTGGCCCTAGATGGACAAAGCTGGCTCACATACTGGGGCTGAATGATCCAAGAATAGTCAAGCGCAACTACAGGGATGCGCTGACTAGGCTGTATTACAGGCTATAGCGTACCAGCCAAAGCATGCAGCAATATGGCTGTGAGGTACAAGCTGGCAAAGAATGCCGCTGCACCGATGATTTCGAAGATAATGCGTATGATGGACATTACTTGATCTTCCTGAAGTAACCGCCCTGCACAACTAGATGCCCAGCTCCATCGCAGGTATTGTACCAATCAATAAACCTATAACTGGCATGAACGCCAGAACGGCCACCTTTGTAGAGCTTTTTGATCTGAACGCATTGAATTGGGTCAGTTGATGTATTTGTAAAAGGTTTTCTGACCAATCCATTTTCGCGCAAATATCGGATTGCCTCGTTTTGCGCCTCGCTGATGGATGGGTGCATCACGCCAAGCACTTTGCTGGTGCCATCTCTGAGAAAAATTTCGCTGTAGTATTCCATTGCATGCTCCACTTGTTGTGTTCTTAACTTAATTTTTTGCAGATTTCTTCGTTGCCCTCGTACAAGTCCAGCATCTCGCTCTGAACATCGACAGGCGGCACTCCTAAAGCTGTTGCAACTGATTTGCGATATTTGCGCAAGAGAGCCTTATGCTCTTTCACGCTATCTTCGTTGCCCCAGAAATCGACACTATTGAGACATATCCATGTCAAAAATAAACGAGCCTCGCTTTTGTCTTTTGCTACCAGTTTCATAATTTGATCCTCCTTCTTACTTCTTACATAGTTAGTTATCTTGACACAAGATGTCAAGGGCTATGCATAATAAATAAAGGGTGTTGCAAATGACGCGAAAATGTGGATGATGGTTTTATCGTGCGGTTCATAACCGCCGAACCTCCCTTGGACAGCAAACTATGGCCGGTGCCAGCCCCATTGGTGCCGGTCATCTTTATGGGTGATTGATGGCTAGAAAGATCAACAAGACAGTGATGACAGAGATCGCCAACAGGCTTGGCTCTGGCGAGACATTGCTTAGCATCTGCAAGGATGAGGGCATGCCGGGCTACAGGACTGTCACAAGAGCTGTGATGGCTGATGACGAGCTGTACGAGATCTATCGTAAGGGTAGGCTGATGCAAGCTGAGTTCTATGCTGATCACATCAATGAGATTGCCATGGCTCCGCTGCCTGATGATGTAGATCCACGCATGCTGAATGCTGAAGTGCAGCGCCGTAGGCTTGAGGTGGATACGCTGAAGTTTACCATGGGCAAGCTACAGCCATGGGGCTTGCGTGATAAGAAGGAAGACGCGCCAGCTCAGCAGAGCATCACGATTAGCTGGCAGGGTAATGAGGTATTGGCAGAGGCGGATGCGTAGGGATTATCCCTATATATCGGCGCTGCTCTGGCCCAGCTACGCGCGTGAGGTCAGGCCGGGCTCGACATTGATGCACCGCCTTTGTAGTCCGGTGACCTTGTATGCTGTACCCGGCGGTCACGCTCAGGAAACAAAGGGTGCCTCATTATTTGGGTACAGATTGGGTACGATCCGCGCAGAATATTGATCAGGATTCTGGGATATGCCAGACCCCACCCTCCGATTTTTTATCGCTGCCTCTATAGACAATAACATTCCCGACTAATGGAGCCACACAGCCATGTCCAAACTGACAGCTACACAGAAAAACATGTTGCGAAAGCACAGCAAGCATCATTCTCCAAAGCACATGTCCTTGATGAATAACCTGATGCGGTCAGGCAAAAGCTTCGAGCAAGCGCATAAGGCAGCTCAGTCTGAGGTCGGCAAGTAGTGCAGATTGTCATACCGTATGCGCCAAGGCCGCTACAGGCGAAGCTGCATGATCAGCTATCGTCCAAGCGCTGGAGCGTAGTTGTCTGTCACAGGCGATTTGGCAAGACTGTCATGGCAGTCAATCATTTGCTGCGTGATGCGATTATGAGCGGTAAGCCTAACCCACGCTACGCATATTTGGCACCCACATATCGGCAAGCCAAGAATGTGGCATGGGATTATTTGAAGCAGTTCGCCGGGGCGATACCCGGTGTGCGGTTTAATGAGACAGAGCTGCGGTGTGATCTACCTAATGGCGCTAGAATAAGCTTGTTGGGGGCTGAGAACCCGGACAGCTTGCGCGGTATCTATCTTGATGGCTGCGTTATTGATGAGGTGGCTGATACGCCGGAGAGCGTGTTTCCTGAGATTTTGAGGCCAGCTCTATCTGATAGACAGGGTTATTGTGTGTTTGTAGGCACGCCACGCGGGACCAACGCATTTTACGATTATTACGAGCTGGCGGCTAGCAACGATGACTGGGTTGCGGCGGTGTATAAGGCATCTGAGACAGGCATCTTGCCTGATGAAGAGCTGGAAGCTGCCAAGACTATGATGTCGCCGGATCAGTACGAACAGGAATTTGAGTGTAGCTGGGTGGCGAATGTACCCGGCAGCATCTACGGCAAAGAGATGCAGACGGCGTTAGAGACTGGCCGGATCGTTAATGTGCCATATGACCCATCGATGAAGGTTCAAACATTTTGGGATCTGGGTGTTGGTGACGCTTCTAGTATTTGGTTTGCACAGACAGGCGGCAACGCCGGGAAAGGCATACATGTCATTGACTATTATGAAGCGCGCGGCGAGGGCTTGCCGCACTACTGTGCAGTCCTTGCGCGTAAAGGCTATCTGTATGGGGATCACTATGCGCCTCACGATATTGAAGTGCGTGAGCTGGGTTCGGGCAAAAGCAGAAGAGAAATCGCGTGGGATTTGGGGCTCAATTTTAGGGTGCTACCAAAGCTGCCGCTCGAAGATGGCATCCATGCGGCGCAAATGATCATACCCCGGTGCTACTTTGACCGCGATAAATGCAAGGCAGGGCTCGAAGCGCTGCGCCAGTATCACCGTGCATATAACGAAAAAAGCAGAAGTTACCGGCTGACGCCAGTTCACGACTGGTCATCGCATGCAGCCGACAGCTTTCGGTATATGGCAATAGGCATACAAGAAAGCCGTATGAGCCACCGGCCACCACAGCAACGCGCTGTGATGGATTACAACCCATTTAGCAGTGCGGCTGCGAACTGAGGAGAACAGCATGGCTTCTAAAATGGCAAACGCCCCGGCTAGGCAAGTAAATGTTGCTGGTCAGGAACATTCACTAGCCTACATCAATAAAAGCGAAGCGCGGATGTTACGGCGCATGGGTGGCTCTGGTAAGCCCGGCCCTAGTGGCATACCGACTTATTACAAGGGCGATCCAGACAAAATGAAATCCACCCTTGATCGATATCAAGCTGACAAGGATAGTGGGCAAGCACAAAAGGATTTTGCAAAAGCGGCACAAGCCGGAAAAGATACTGCGGCTAAAGCCAAAGCCAACAGAATAGCTGATGCAAAAAAACAACTACAAGACAGGATCGAAAATCAAAATGTAACAGGGATCGGGGCTTACACGCCGGGTGGTGCGCTTATAAATCTTGGCAATGCGGCGCAGCGTGGGTACATGAATAGACAGCTTCAAGACCCAAACATAGTTGATGTCGTTTTTGACGAAAAGGGCATCTATGCAGGAAATGTTACCAAAGGCTTGTTTGGCTTTAATGTTTACACCGGCAGGCAAATAGCTGGTTACACTGGCCCATATGCTAACATTGTGGCTCAAGACCCGACAGGGTTTGATAAAGATGACAGAGTGCAATCAAGGATCGTCCGAAATTATGGCGGCGGTAGACTATCAGAAGATCAAGAAGACGGTGTGAATCAAGAATTGCCAGATAATCCAGATGCGCCCGGCAATGTTGGTGATGGCGATCAGACCGAAGAAGCAAAGAAAAAATCCAGTTTAGGCCAAGAATCTACTGTAGGCACAAGCCCACAAGGCTTGCTGTCTAATCCCAGAACTAGGCGGCGCTCACTAATGTCTGGCTTAATACAATGATGGATCTACGCGGTAAAAAGAACCTTGCCGGTAAAATGGGCATGTCTGCACCACAACCAATGAATTTTAGCGGTGCAATGAATGTAAACCCACTGGAGCGCTTGCTGCAAAAGTCTGCTGGTAAAAGCCGTGGCAGATCGATTGCCGGCGTAAAACGAGACAAACCATCCAAAATGGCCGGGGGTATGTACTAATGGCAGAACCGATCCGCAAAGAGGTTGCTGCGCTTGACCGGCGGTTGAAAACGCTAGAGACACAGCGCTCGAACTGGGAAAGCCATTGGCAAGAGCTGGCAGACTACATGCTGCCACGCCGGGCTGACATTACAAAAAAGCGCGCCCAAGGCGATAAACGCACAGAGCTGATCTATGACGGCACAGCCATTCACGCTGTCGAGCTGCTGTCAGCAAGCTTGCATGGCATGCTGACCGGCGCATCAGCGCCATGGTTTTCGCTAAGATACAGAGATCCGATATTACAAGAAAGCGATGAGGCCAATGAGTGGCTAGAAGCTACAACCGATCAAATGTATATGGCGTTTAATCGGTCAAACTTTCAGCAAGAGATCCATGAGCTTTACTATGACCTTGTTGTGTTTGGCACGGCGGCTATGTTTGTCGAGGGTGACGGCGATGGCGTGAGATTTAGCTGCCGACATATCGCAGAGATTTACATATCAGAAAATGCGCTTGGCAAGGTGGACACTGTCTATCGCAAATTTGAAATGACAGCTAGAGCGATTGCCAGCCGGTTCGGCGAAGACAATCTGCCGCAAAAAATAGACAAGAGCCTCAAAGAAGATCCATTCAAAGAACACCCGGTTGTGCATGCAATCTTCCCAAAAGAAGGCATGAAGACAGATCTGTTCGCAAAATTAGATAAAGCTATCGGCTCAGTCTACTATTGCGCCGAAACAAAAATGGTGTTGGGCGAGGGCGGCTTTGACGAAATGCCAATGCTGATACCGCGTTTCAACAAAGACAGCGTATCAGTTTATGGGCGCAGCCCCGGCATGACATGCCTCAGCGATACAAAGATGCTGAATAAAATGTCAGAGATCACCATTAGATCAGCGCAAAAGCAGCTAGATCCACCATTGATGGTGCCTGATGATGGGTTCCTGTTGCCAGTTCGCACAACGCCGGGCAGCTTGAACTTTTACCGTACCGGCACCAGAGATAGGCTAGAGCCGCTGCAAGTTGGTGCAAACAATGCGCTTGGCCTCAACATGGAAGAGCAACGCCGCCAAGCGATACGCGAAGCGTTCTTTGTTGATCAGCTCTTGATGGGCCAAGGTCAGACAATGACTGCGACAGAGGTGTTGCAGCGCAATGAAGAGAAAATGAGACTGCTTGGCCCGGTCATGGGCAGGATGCAAAACGAATTATTACAACCGCTTATAGATCGAACCTTTGCTATATTATTAAGACAGGGTGCGTTCCCAGAGCCACCAGAAGAGCTGCAAGGTTTGGACATCGACATCGAATATGTCAGCCCACTTGCTAAGTCGCAAAAGATGGCTGAGCTGCAATCAACCTTGAGGGGCATTGAGGTGTTGTCGCAGTTTGGCGAAATGGCCCCGGTCATGGATTATTTGGATAGCGACAAGATGATCAAATACCTTGTCGATGTTCTTGGCCTACCGGCAAGAGTTATACGCTCTGACGAAGAAGTGATGATGGTGCGCCGCCAGCAACAGCAACAGGCTCAGGCTCAGGCAGAAGCGCAACAGCAAGCAGCTAATGCTGAACAGGCCGGGCAGATCGCGCCATATATTAAGGCAACCGGCGAGGTGCCTAACATATGAGCGAGAACAACCATCTAGAAATGTTGCAGATCAAGTACCGCGAGGTGTTTTTATCTGAAGAAGGCGCGGCAGTTTTGGAAGATTTGCAAGCGCGTTTTAACATCAACAACACGACATTTGAGCGCGGTGATCCGCATTTTTCAGCGTTCCTAGAAGGGCAGCGCTCAGTTGTGTTGACGATTATGCGAATGATTGACGATAGGAAGCAGACACAACAAGAGGAATAAAAAATGGAAGACCAAGTTGAGACAACCCCGGTTGAAGAAAGCGGATCTCAGGAAGTTGCCCCGGTGGGCTTTCTTGACAGTTTGCCGGAAGAATTACGGCATGAGCCGTCACTGAAAAATTTTACTGATGTCGGACAGCTAGCGAAAAGCCATGTCCACGCACAACGCATGATCGGAGCTGACAAAATAGCTCTGCCCGGCCATGGATCAAATGACGATGACTGGATGCCAATTTTCCAAAAGCTTGGCGCGCCAGTTAATGCAGATGGGTATGAGATTACAAATAGTGATCTAGATACAGACACGATGCAGGGCTTTAAAGCCATGGCTGCTGAAAAAGGCATCATACCCCGGCATGCACAAAATGTAATTGACTGGATACAGCAAGATGTTGCTGAAGGCGAGAAGCTGTTTGCGGCTGAGCAAGAGCAAGTATCTCAGCAATATGAGGACGACTTACGCCAAGAATTTGGACGAGCCTACGAAGACAAGCTTCAGCGCGCATCAGCGGCTGGCAAAGCGATGGGCATTGCGCCAGAGGTTTGGGATAACATAATTTTGGATAATGGTCTGCCGCTAGGCGATCACCCAATGATAATCAAGCTGTTTGCAAATCTAGCTGACCAGCTTGGTGAAGACACGCTTGAAGGTGCCACATCAGAAATGGCGATGACACCTCAAGAAGCTAGTCGAAAGATTGCAGAACTAACAGCGCCGGGTACGCCATACTGGGATAAAAATCACCCAGCCCATGAGCAAACTGTCGCTGATGTATTGCAGCTCAGGGAATACGAAACCCCTGATCTGCGAAATGCGGGATAAGCCTAACGGCCCCCAATCGCCTACCAAGTTACAGCCCGGCATTGCTGGATAACTGGAACGAAAATTCACTTAAATTTCAACTTTAAATGTGGAGGGTGACGATATGTCAACTCAAATTACAACCGCATTTGTGAACCAGTTTTCAGCAAATGTGACAATGCTTTCACAGCAGCAAGGCAGTCTTCTGCGCGCTACTGTGGATACAGAAACTGTAAATGGCGAGAAGGCGTTTTTTGATCAAATCGGATCAGCAGCGGCAGCTCTTAGAACCACACGGCATGGTGATACACCATTGATGGAAACACCACATGATCGCCGGATGGTTACGCTGAGTGATTATGAGTATGCTGATCTCATTGATGATCAGGATAAAATCAGAATGCTCAGCTCCCCTGAGTCGAATTATGCGAAGGCGGCGGCTTTTGCATTGGGTAGATCAATGGACGATGCAATCATTGCTGCGTTCAATGCATCTGCTAAGACAGGCAAAGCTGGCACAACAAACACAGCTCTACCGGCTGGCAATATCATTGCCCATGGTTCCGCTGGTTTGACTGTGGCAAAGCTTATCTCTGCCAAGAAACTGCTTGATGCTGGTAGCGTTGATCCATCGATCAATCGTTACATTGTTGTCTCACCAGAGCAAATCGAAGATCTGTTGAACACAACATCAGTCACCAGCAGCGATTTCAACACCGTTAACTCTTTAGCGGCTTAGTAGGGCAACCTATTTCGAAAAACTCTGTGAACTCAGAGGAAGTCTCATTGAGATTATTCTGAGCCAAGCCCGGCGGTGCCGGGAAGGTGCAACGATCATCCTTGAAATAGGAGTAGGCTGGGAGCCCAGCCGAAGCGCAGAGAACCCCACTGGGGTTATGATATGATCTGATCTGCATAGCGATATGCAGCGGCGAAAGCGGCTTTGGATTAGCGATCCAAGGTGAACATAATGTAAAGCGTTAGCAACTGGAACTGTGGATTCGTTTGTCGGGTTCAAGTTCATTGTGAGCAATCGTTTAAAAGACGATGGCACATCACGCCAGTGCTATGCATGGGCTGAAGATGGAATGAAATTGGCTATTGGCAAAGATGTCAAAGCAGAGATCACCACGCGAGCTGATAAATCTTACGCAACCCAAGTCTATTATTGTGCCTCATTTGGTGCAACGAGGATGGAGGAAGCCAAGGTTATTCAGGTGCTTTGTAACGAGTAAACTGTTTCATTACAGTGATTTAAAGGAGACTAGAGATGGGTACAGTTTATTCTGACCAGAAGACCAAGTGGGATCAAAACAACCCCACTGAAAAAATCAAGCCAATTGAGCTTGGTGGTCGTGTTCGCATTGCTTACGGTAGCTACACAGCTTCCGCTGAGCAATCAGACATCCACATGTTCAATCTGCCAAATGGTGCGCGGATCCTTAGCGGTCAGCTTGTCCATGCGGCACTTGGTTCATCAACAACACTGTCAGTCGGTCACGCCGCATATAAAAATGCTGCTGGCACCGATGTCGCATTGGATGTTGATGAGTTCAAGGCGGCTGCTGCATCAACATCTGTCACGACTGTCGGTTGCTGTCTAACAGCAGCTCTGGGTTTAAACTCAGTAGTCGATGCAGATTCTGACGGCATCCCGGTTACTGTGAGCCTTGCTGGTGCTAACGGCACTGGTTTGATCGAACTCACAATGACCTACGCGATTGACTAAACCAGTTTGGGTCAGGCTTTTGATGCTTCCTAGCCTGACCCATCCCTTTTTATTGTGAGGTATTGTTATGCCATCAGCGGTGGATATTTCTAACGCTGCGCTCAACACGCTTGGCGCAACGAACATCATCAGCCTGACTGAAGACTCCAAAGCTGGTCGTCTTATCAATCAGCGTTATTTGTTAGTGCGTGATGCCGTGTTTAGATCTCACAACTGGAATAGCCTTATAAAGCGCGCAGAGCTGTCACAGGACAGCGTTGCGCCACCATTTGGGTATACATTCAAGTATCCATTGCCAGCCGACTGTCTGCGCGTTCTAGAGTTCTCTAACGGCACTTTGATGTATCCGCAAGACAACATGACCGACAACACTGGGGGGCCGGTCTATGTCATTGAAGGGCGTGACCTGTTAACTGATGAAGGCACGGTCTTCATCAAATATATTGCGCGCATCGAAGATCCAAACCTATATGACACACTTCTTGTTGATACTATAGCAGCCCGTTTGGCATTTGAGATCTGTTATGCAATCACCGGCAGCAATGCGATGATTGCAACGACAAAAGCGCTCTATGATGAAAAACTCAAAGAAGCGCGCTTTGTTGATGCGACAGAGGGTGCGGCTGCTAAGTTTGAAGCCTCTGACCTAATTGAAAGCCGGTTCTAATCGATGCCGCGTTCAGCTCCATCACAAACCAGCTTTGTAGCTGGCGAGATCTCGCCGCGTCTAGAAGGCCGGGTTGACCTAGAAAAATACAGATCAGGTGCGGCTGAGCTGCTTAATATGGTGGTGCATCCTCATGGCGGTGCATCACGCAGACCGGGTACAGAATATATTGGCGAGATCAAATCAAGCTCTGTCAAAGGGCGGCTGATACCGTTTGAGTTTAAAACAAGCGACACATACATCTTAGAATTTGGCGATAGCATTATGCGCGTTGTGCGTAATGGTGAATATGTCTTAGATGCTGCAAAGAATATAACAGCAATTACTAAAGCTAGCCCCGGTGTTATTACAAGTGCTGGTCACGGTCTGAGCAACGGTGATGAAATATTTGTATCGTCTGTTGGCGGTATGGCAGAGCTGAACACAAGAAACTATCGCGTGGCTAATGTGTCAACTGACACATTTACGCTGACAGATTTGTTTGGTGCTGCTATCGATACAACTAATTTTACGACATATACATCCGGCGGCACGGCTGAAGAAGTATTCAATATTGCAACGCCGTACCCAGAAGCAGTGTTGGCAGATCTCAGATTTGTGCAATCTGCCGACACAATGTTTATTGTGCATCCATCGCATGAACCGCGAAAGCTAACCCGGACTGATCACACTGCGTGGGCATTTAGCACTATCACTTTTGTTGATGGGCCGTATCTTGATGTCAACACAACCACAACAACGCTAAATCCAAATGCCGACACCGGCACTGGCGTTGCGCTTGTGGCATCAACTAATCTTTTCGCTGCAACAGATGTTGGGCGGCTGGTCAGTCTGCCAGGGGGTAATGCGACCATTACAGCATTCACAGACGCGCAAAATGTGACTGTGACAATCAATGACACGCTGTCAGCAACCACAGCGACAACAAACTGGGCGCTTGGCGCGTTTTCCAACACGACAGGCTTTCCATCTGTTGTGACATTTTTTGAGCAAAGGCTGATTTTTGCAGCAACGACAAACGAGCCGCAAAGCTTGTTTATGTCGAAGTCTGGTGATTTCGAAAATTTTACAGCCGGTACGGCTGACGATAGTGCAATTATATTCCAGATTGCATCAAACCGTGTAAACAGCATCAGGTATTTGGCTGCGACAAGGGTTTTGACGATTGGCACCAGCGGCGGCGAATATGTGCTATCGACAACCAATGATGGCCCAATAACGCCGACAAACGCACAGATTCGTAAATACAGCAACTATGGCACGGCAAATGTTGAGCCGGTGCAAGTCGCTGATGTGACGCTTTTCTTGCAACGAGCCAAGCGCAAGTTTCGTGAATTTAAATACGCTGGAGAGATCAATGCTAGCGGGTATTCAGCGGCTGACATGTCGATATTGTCTGAGCATATCACGCTTGGTGGCATAGTTGATGTTGCTTATCAGCAAGAGCCCGACAGCATTATCTGGCTGATCCGCGCTGATGGGCAGTTGCTGGGGATGACATATCGCCGGGAAGAAGAGGTGGTTGCGTGGCACCAGCATAAGATTGGTGGCACTTACACCGGCACACATGGGTCGTTGGCATCTGCAACTTACGACTATGGGATGGTTGAAAGTATTGCTGTGTTGCCGACAGAAGATTCAGAAGATGAACTTTACATGATCGTCAAGCGCACGATTAACAGTGTGACTAAGCGATACCTTGAGCGAATGAAGCCGTTTGATTTTGGCACAGATGCGACAACAGCGTTTTTCGTAGACAGTGGGCTGTCATACTCTGGCAGCTCAACGACTAGCCTGACCGGGCTGTATCATCTTGCCGGGCAAACAGTCAGTATTCTTAACAATGGTGCAACACACCCTGATGCCACTGTGACTGCTGGCGGTGTGACCGTGTCACCGGCAACGACAAAAGCGGCTGTTGGTTTAAACTATACAAGCAGATTAAAAACACTACGCCTTGAAGCTGGTAGCTCAGATGGCACAAGCCAAGGCAAAATTAAACGCATACATGAAATCACTTTGCGGCTGCATAAAACGCTTGGTGTCGAGGTTGGCAGCGATGTGACTGATGTTGACCGGATCCCATTTAGAGACAGCTCTATGGCGATGGGTTCTGCTGTGTCGCTATTTACTGGTGATAAAGAAATAGAATTTCGCGGTGGCTTTGAGGAAGACGATCAGATTGTCATTCAGCAAACACAGCCATTACCGCTGACTGTTTTGGCAATTTATCCACGCATGAACACATTCGATAGTTGAGGTAAGTAATGAGCTGGTGGCAAATAGCATCTGTTGGCCTTGGTATTTACGGCGCATATCAAAACAAAAGAGCCGGTGACAATGCGGCTGCGTTTGCTAGAGCAATCGGTCAAGAAAACGCCAAGATTATTGAACGCGACATTGATATTGCGGATCGTCAAATTGAAATACTTGGCCGCAACCTTGAGACATCAAATCGGCGTAAAACATCACTGTTTGAAGAATTTCAAGGGCGTGGCAGATCAATATACGGCGGCGGTGGCATTGAGCTTAGCCGGGGTGCGCCGGTATCGGTGGCATTACGATCCGCTGCTGAATTTGAATATGAACTAGAGGTTGATGCGTACAACACATCTATCGCTATTCTAGAGCAAGAAGACCGCAAAGTTGAAGCGAGAATGCGCGCCAATGTCAGTCGCATGGGTGGTCAGGCGCAAGCGTCAGCCTACAAAGCGCAAGGCACAACAGCGCTTCTAACTGGCATTGGCGCTGGCATTGGACAGGCTGGTGACTATGACATGTTCACGAAATCTTATTGGCAAAACTTTTTTACATAATGGAGTTGCTTGATGCCTAAAGTGCCGGTTTACGCCAGCCAAGCTGCACCAACCACCGATACCGGGATGGTTAGCTACACACGCGCTCAAAAAGACAGCCGCCCATTTATACAAGCGGCACTTGCAAAAGGCGAGGTGGCTGGTACAGCCGCATCACTGATATCTAATTTTATAGATGGTCGCATAAGATCAGAGGGGGATCTGCAAGCTGATACAGCGCTTGCCGGTGCTGATGCTGCACTTGAAGGTGAGGTTAGTAGACTAAAGCGATCTAGAAGCCCAGCCGCTGTGTTTGGCGCTGATCTTACAAATGACGATAGTTGGTTTGGCGCTGTGGAAGATGTGCGAACAAGCGCTTCTCAGGGTTTGGATTCATATGCGCGAAAACAATTTAATACAAAGTTTGCCGCAAAAGCAGCGCAACACCGGGCAAAGCTGCGAACTGCAATCGATGAGCGAGTAATTAACGCGCAAATAGCATTGCATGACACTAACAGCGCTAACTTAATTATGTCGTTTTCAAACATAAACAATACTGATGCCTATCCTAACGGCGAAGAAATGTTGCGTAGTTTTAAAAATGCAATAGCAGAACACTCAAACAATGGATTGAAACTTGTCTACGAGGGCAAGTTGGAAATGGATCAACACCAAGCAGATTTGCTTAAAATAGCAAAAGAGGTTGCAGAAAACTCTTTGACTCTATTTTTGAATGAACAGCCAAATGCTTTGGTAGCGTATGAAATGCTTACCTCTGGTGACCCGGAAGAGGCTGAGCTGCTGTCGAAAAAGCACGACAACGGTGCTTTTGCTATGCACATGCTAAAAATTCTTAAAAAAACAAATCCTGCTGATCATATAGCGTTGCTTGATGCTTTGGAAAAACGCGCGTTCCAAGAATATGACAACAGCAAAAAACGCGAAAGAGATGACCGCGATGCAATCAAGCGCGGCAACGAAAAATTATTTAATGAAATTTTTGAACCCGGCACTAGTAACGAACAAATCCAAACAAACTTGAGAGTATTGCGCGATCAAAATTTTATTACGCCAACGATGCAAAATTTGATTGAGAAACTTGAAACTAGTAGCTCAGCTAACGCTGTTTTCCGCACACAAGAACAGGGTGATGATGAATCTATTGTAATGGCTATGGAAGCGCTTGTTCCATTTGGTCAACTTACATATGACATTTTAGCACAGAATGCAGATGGTTTGACACAAGAGACATTCCGCTCATTGATGAACGATGTTGGCACAATACAAAAAGACAAATGGTCAGACATAGAAAAAGGTTTCCGCTACGAGTTTGGTTATGCTGAAGAGCAAGGCAATGACATTGAAGAGTATGAACAGCAAGCCAAGCAATCTTATCAGCAAGCGCGGCGCTTATGGCGAAGATACAAGCTTAAAAATCCAAGTGCCAGTGCTATCGACATGCAACAAGAATATAAAAGAATTGTTGAGGCAGAGCGCGAAAAGCTTGATCAAGTCGTAAAAATAGAGCTGAAAAACACATTAAAGCTGCTTGAAGAGAACGGCACTTATACTGACCCACAAACGCGAGTGCAAACAAGATTAACATTCCCAAGAAATGCAGACGGCACTTTTGATTTAGGTCAGGTGTTAAACACACTATCCAATCATATCGAAGTGACAGGCCAATCCTTGTTGGCATTAGATTTAGATATGGTGCGTTATTATCTTGATATGATGGAAGGCCGCTAATGGAGCAACCAACAAAGTTTGCCACACCGGCTGAAGAAGCTTTGACTATGGATAACCAAGGACGCATGCGCGTTATGATGGATCCAGTGTCAGAAACCGATGCAGATCTTTTTCGCGCTGGCCCAGAGACAAGAGAGCCCGGCACAGCGCCAGTTGAGGCAGAACCAAATCAACGCATGCCAAGCTTGGCGCATCCTTTTGTGACATTGGCAGAAGATGCCATCGATGCTGATGCTGAGTACGGCAAGTATCTGCTTGCATCTCAGCTACGCTCTATTGGCGTTGAGCCATTTCCTGAGCCAACACAGTCACCAGATGACATGATGCTTGCCGGGCCAAGCGGCGAAGCACAGTCGGATGGGCGGTCAATATCAGGCCAAGTCGGTCAAGCCATTTTTAAAGGTCTTGATCAAGGTGGCCGGGAGCTGATGGATTCATTTGCGTTTCTTGCTGGCGCACCAGTTGAGGCGGCAAAAAATGTAATGAATGTTGGCTTAGAAGCTGTTGGCATGGAGCCAATCAAAAACGCATTCGGCGATATAGACAGAATGCGAACCGTAGTTGGCGCTTACCAAAACGCTGTCGATGAAGCGATCCCGGTGCCAGAATCTGTGCGTGATTGGGCTAGCCAGCCATATGACAATGAAATACTTGGCGGTCTTGTTGAAGGCATTACACAATTCGGCGTAGCAGCCGTTCCAGCGGCCAAACTTGTAAAAGCTATGACAACCTACAATGCAGCCGCTAGAGGCTTTGTGTGGGGCGCTATCGCTGATTTCACTGCATTTAATCCTGATGATCCGACACTTGCCAATGGGATCATAGATCATTTGCAATCATTACCGCCAGAAGAGCAAATGCCGGTGTTGCAGTCATTCTTGTCTGTAATGGAAAAATACGAAACTGATAGCGAATTGGTGAAGCGCGCCAAAATGGCAATGGAAGGTGGCGTTATCGGAACTGTTATTGAGGGTGCAATCAAAGTTGCCCGAATGATACCGTTCCAAGAAATAGCTGATGCAAGCAAGCGCGCCATAGGCCGGGCTGGTGAGGCGGCTGATGCGCGGATAGCTGAGCGTGATAGCAGCGTGACGCTGGGAGCTGGCGCTGATCCTATGCCAATGATTGATGAGGCTATATCTGCGGCTGGTAAGGCTGTTAGAAGACGGCGTATTAATCGTGAAGAACGAGAAATAATTAAAACAGACATTGCGAATCAAAAACTAAAAGATGGACAAGAGCCAGTTGATTTGAAAAATGTGGTTGATGAGGTGGAAAGAATTAAAAATGAATACCCACCAGAAAACGGTTGGTTACCAATTAATGTGCAAACTGGCCGTAATTTAAAAGACCAATCGAAGCGCAACCCTGTTTTCAAAGTAGATAAAGACGGCGGCTTAGAAATACGCTGGGAGCAACCAGCTTATGCATTCCATAATCCACCGGGCGAAAAACTTAAAGGTGCGGCTGGGAAAGCGCAACGCCAAGCACATCAAGAAAAACTTGTTGATGTTACAATTGATGAAGTCTCAGCTATTGTTGAACGCGCAAAAAGCGGTGACCAAGCAGCTATTGAAATTATTAATCAAGCAAATTGGTATAGATCAATGCGTACACGGTTACGCAAAGAATTTGGCGGTTTAGCAGATATTTTTGCCGATATTATTGGGGCAACATCAGCGCAAACAAATGTGCAACAAAATTATGAAAATGCGTTGCAAGTGTTGCGAAGATTTACGCGCGGTGAATTTGATAAAGAAATTGCTATTTATCAAGCTAGAATTGACGCTGGTAAACCTATGGGCAGCGCTGAACTTAATGCGTTACATAAAGATGAAAACAGCCCATTTAGGTTAATTACAAAAGCGTCAGGATCATTGTTCAATACTAATAGCCCGGCGGCTACTGAAGCTTTGTTAAATATGTTTAGACAAGTCAAAGTAGGCAAAGCGCCAAAAACTATTAACTTTACTGGAAATCTTATTGGATTTGGCAATGAGGCAACTATTGATGTGTGGGCCGCTAGGTTCTTGCGTGACGCTGCTGATTTGCCACGCATACCGCCGCCAGCAGAAAAAGCTGTGTCTGGCAAACATCTTACTGGTAGCACATTAGAAGATCCAAGAATTGGTGCAGAATTTGGATTTGGTCAAAAAGTGTTTGCAGCGGCCGCTAAACAAATAAATGACAGTGGTATTATAAAAGAAGCAAATCCTGAGTTGGGCGAAATTGGCGCAGATGATTTACAAGCTATTGTGTGGTTTCTTGAAAAAGAAAAGTGGACTAAGAATGGTTGGACAAGCAAAGCCGGAGAGGGTGGATCACTAGATTATGAATCTGTTTACGGTGGTTCTGTTGATCGAAACAGGGTTGCCCAATTGCGTTCTATTATTAACAAAAAAGGCAGTACGCCAGCTCAAATAGCAGATGCTAAAACAGAGCTAAAAACATTAGAAGGTGAGCCGCAACGGTTTGTCGCTGGGATTTCAAGAGAGCGTCCGGGCGCGGTGCCGACAAATATAGAGCAAAATGAACTAGCGCAAGAAATATTAGCGCCAGTTTTAAAAGATGAAAAAATGATTGGTGTGCAAGCTAATAGCACATATGGCGAATTTGATGATGTGCCAGAGCGGTCTATTAATTTTGAGGTTGTTACTCAAATTGATTTTGAACCAACCGCAATGATAAACGGCATTGTTGAAGCTGGCCGCAAATATGATCAAGATGCTGTGTTTGTGTCAAAAGTGGTTGCTGATGTTACCCCAAATGCAAGGCCCGGTGTCGAAATGTATTTTGACAGTAGACGATGGAAACAGGGTGGTGATGGCCTTGTCCAAGCTGTTACCAGAATATTACGCGAAAAGGGAATGGATGGTTATACTTTTGTGACCGATGCGCGTCAAAGTGACCGTGTTGATGTGCAAGCGGTTGAGCCGCAACAAAAATTTAGCGAGGTTTCTGGAACCTTTACAACAGATAATACAACGCCAGAGCTTGAAGCCCAATATGTTGGGGTCAGATTCCAATATGTGCCTGAGTTTGATGGAACAGCAACAGATCCAAACCTTCAACAAATATTAATAGATCGTGCAAAAGAATATAGAAATGTTATGGATGAGATCGGCAAACTTGACGGCGTGACCTATGGTGATGTAGTGTTCTATGACACTAAAGTCTTTAAAAACACAGACCGTGAAGGAGCGGAGTGGATAGATGGTGGAACAAGCTATGAACAACAGCTTGGAAAATCTGCTGAGTGACGCATTAGCCAACGGCAAAACTGAAGAAAGTTTTTCGGTAAAGCAATTGCGGCGGCAAATAGCAGCCAAGCAGTCCGGGCAAACTAGCCAAGATCTTTATGTCACTGGTAGTTATAAACAGTCCACTAACACATCTTAAATAATAAGCTTCACGAATGCATCTAAATCGTGTAAGGTTTTTCTAACATGGGCGCAACAGCGCCCTTTTTTTATGGGTACAATTCATGTCAATTCAGATGCCGCCATCTGAGCAAGAGCAACTAGCTCAGCTCAACCAGAGAGCTATGCGCGATGTAGCAACCGGCGGTGTCACTGAAATGGCAACAGATCCGGCTATGCAAGTAGCTGGCAAAATACCACAAGCTGCATTAAACGCGCTTTTGAGTGTCTTTACTGGCAAAAGCACAAGACGGCCAACTGGCGAGATCGGTGACAAACCCCGCGTATTGGCTGAGGGCAACATTGAAAGCCCGGATATAAATTATAAAAAGACACAGACTGAAGCGGCAAAAAAAAATATGTCAGAAGAAGGTCTGGCAAAATTTCAAGCGCAAGGCAACCAAGCATCTGACCTTAGTCCGGCTGGGCAACGGCAAGCTGCTGCTTTGGCTGATGCAGATGAAGCGCTTGAGGCATCAGCAGAGGATCAGTTGCAACAAACCGTAACAGCAGCTCAGCGCGGTGTGACGGCAGATAAACAAGGTTTTAAATTAACTGATGATTCTTCTGGCTTAGCAAGTGAAAGCCAAGCTGCTGAGGTGCTTGAGAATGTCAGCCTTGGCGCAAGTTATTTGAAAAGTATTAAAGACGGTGCGCCGTTCAACTGGGATAATCTAAGAACGCCAGACGATGTAAAAACCTTGATCAATGCAGTTTCTGAAAGTTTGCCTGATCAACAGCAAGCTGCAACCAGAGGCGTTGTCACTAATGAAGAAACCATTGACGCTGCTATTGGTCAGCTCAGTGATACTATCGGCGTTACGCGCAACATATTGAAAAGACAAGTTGGCACATCATTTAAAAATGCGGCTGATGCTACGGCTGCAAGAATGTTGCTTGTTGATAGCGCCACAAAGCTTGAAGAGCTGGCAACGCGCGTGGCGCAAGGTGACGCAACCAATCGTGACATGTTGCAGTTTCGCCGTCAGCTAGCGATCCATAATGGTATCCAATTACAAATAAAGGGCGCGCAAACAGAAGCTGCCCGGATATTGCAATCTTTCAATATCCCGGTGTCTGAGGGCATGAGTAAAGAAGCCAGCGCTCTCATAAATGCAGATGTCATTGAAATATCTGGTGGTGCAAAAACTATGCAGCAAGCTGCTAAAGGTTTGCTGCTAGCAAAGAAAAATGGCGGCGATGCTGCATTTAATGAAGCGGCTCAAAAAGGCATAATGAGCAAATTTAAGAATGGCGTTGAGCATTTATACATAAACGGTTTGCTGTCGGGGCCAAAAACACAGTTTAAAAATGTAGTCGGAAACTTTTTGTTTGGCATGATGCAAGTGCCGGAAGAATTTATTGCCGGTATTTATGGCACTGGTGAGCGCGCCATTATGCGCGCTGCTGGCAAAGAAATTGACTACACAAAGCAAGTTTACATGAGCGATGTGGCGCATAGATTTACTGGTTATGCAGTGTCTTTTGTTGATGCGCTTAGAGCTGCTAGAGAAGCGTTTGTAACTGGCGAAGCCGGTGACGCTGTAAACAAAGCTGAGTTTAATACATATCGAACTGGTAATGTCGGGGCTTTGACCGGGGGAAGGTCAACTGCAATCGACAATGTGTTTAGCAACGCAATGTTGTATTTACACAATTTTAGCGGCATACCAACACGCTTGCTGCTAGCTGGTGATGATTTATTTAAAGTATTGTCGCAGAACGGCGAGTTGCATGCCATGGCAAATCGCCAGAGGAAAGCAGCTCTTGCTGCTGGCATGACTAAACAAGCTGCAAAAGAAGAAGGCTTGATGGTCATTAACAGTCCACGGCAGTTTGCTGAAGAGCTGGATGTAAAAAGTAGATATGACACGTTGATGTCTGACACTGGCGCAATTGGTCAGGCGGCAAGCTCTTTGCAAAATACATGGTTTGGCAGATACATATTGCCATTCGCCACAGCGCCAACAAACGATATTATAAGAACTTTTGAACGCACACCGCTGGGTCTTTTGCACAAAGATATGATTGGCAAGGATGCTAGCAAAAGGCAGATACGCATAGCTAGAATGGCGTTTACTGGCGTGGCAATGTCACAAGTAGCCATGTTTGCGGGCATGGGTCATATTACTGGCGGCATTCCGCAAACTAACTCTGGATATACCGACAAAAGAAAAAGAGAAAAACTGCCGCCGGGCTGGCAACCTTATAGCTTTGTGACAAGAGGTGAGGGTTTTCCGACTGATGAAAACGGTGAGCCACTTGAACTATACAATCAATTTGGCGCGCCTAACGGCCCTTTAGAATACACAAGCTATGCAGGGCTTGGGCCTTTAGCCAGTGTAATAGGCTTAACCGCAGCAGCCGTGCAACATGCATCGTTGGCTACGTCTGCGGAAGAAAGACAATATGTGTATTTTGGCGCTGTGCTTGCCAGCATGGGATATTTTAGAGAATTGCCGTTCTTAAAAGGTATGGCAGATGTCATATCAGCTATGACAAAAGGTGATGCGAACTATTTGACATCAGGCCCACTGGGGTCAATGAATCTAGTGCCGGGTGTGCCAAACCCAGCGTCAGCTTTGACAAGAACCATTGAGCGTGTTGGTGACAACACAATTACAAAAGCTGGTGCAGATTTTGAAATATACACTATTGATGAGGTACGCACCCTAACTGATCAAGGTGTGCTAAAAGCAAATCAAGATGGCAGCTATCCATTTGATTTGGTTGGTATGCCTAAAACAGAAGCGAGTTTGAAGTTTACAGAGCTTATGAGCAACTGGCGCTATCAAGCCATTGCAACAAACCCATTTGTTGATGATATAAACGCTGAAATTCCTCAATACGATACGCTGGGCAGACTTAAAACTGACGGCCCAACATTTCAAGAAGCGCCGAACATTCGTCTGTGGAATGCAATATCGCCAATTACAATCAGCTCATCTGAGGCGCAGCCTGACTATGTGAAAGAGCTAATACGGCTTGATTGGCCTATCCCACAAGCGCCAAAAGAATACAAAGGCGTTGCCCTTACACCGTTGCAACAAAGCAATTTTGTCTGGCTTGCTAAAGGCAACAAAGATGATATGCCGATGAATCTTGAAGGCTTAGATAAAAACCCTGTTCGGGTGAGGGTCAAAGGCATGGGTTTTGTTACATATAACCAAGCATTAGAAGCTTTGATGCGGCCAACTAATCCAAGGTATCGCAAGGCAAATAACAAAGAAAAACGCTCACTTATCAGATCTCTTAACGATCAATTTTTTGAAGCTGCTTGGCCTCGCCTGATGAGTATACCTGAGAATGACAGATTGCCACGCGCAGCGAGAGCTATACAGATGCTTAAAGATAGGGGTATGAGATGACAGTATCTAGCACCACCACAAAAGCCAGCTTGTCGGCAAATGGAACCGCGCATAGCTTTGCGTATGGTTTCAAGATTTTCGCTGACACTGATCTTTTAGTCATCATTAGATCTGCCACCGGCACAGAAACGACAAAGACACTTAACACGCATTATGTGGTTACCGGGGCTGGTAGCGACAGCGGCGGTAATGTTTTATTCAAATTCAACACTGGTAATGCATCAGACGCGCATTTCAGCAATACAGATCAACGCCCGGCAAACGGTGAAACTGTTGTGATCTTACGCAATCTCACCCTAACCCAAGAAACTGATTACGTTGCCAACGATCCATTTCCGGCAGAAAGCCATGAAGATGCGCTTGACCGGCTGACAATGATCACGCAGCAGCTTGATGAAGCCGTGGGCAGATCATTGAAGGTGTCGCAAACCAACGTAATTGCAACATCTGAGTTTACAACATCAAGCAGTGATCGAGCTAACAAGCTGCTAAGTTTCGACGGCAGCGGCGATTTGACGGTTACTGAGGGCAAGATTGACACCGTAACCGCATCTGTATCGGCAGTGTCGGCTGGTGGCTCTCCTACAGCGTCAGCAACCTACACAGCCAGTTCTGGTGCGCTTGCATTAGCGTTTGGCCTAGTCACTGGCAACACAGGCGCAACAGGCAATTCTGCTGGTATGCAAATGACTTTTAGCAACAGTACCTCAGACGCTGACCCCGGCTCTGGCAAGCTGGCGTTGAACAACGGCACTGTCGCATCCGTCACTGAAATGTACTTTGATGATGTCGATGACAATGGCGCAACTATATCTACGTTTGTGCAGAGCTTCGATGATGCTGTCAATTCGACAGCCAGAGGCATTATTCATATTGAAAAAGAGGGTACGCCGGCAACTTTTGCGCTTTTTAAAGTGACAGGCGCAGTCACAAACGCATCAGGATACTCTAAGGTTCCTGTCGGACATTTGGCATCCAATGGATCGTTTAGCAACACTGATGGCATCCGTGTTGATTTTAGTTACAGCGGTTCAGACGGCACTGCTGGTGGGGGTTTGTCTGATGTGGTAGGAGATACGAGTCCTGAGTTGGGCGGTGACTTAGATGTTTTAGCTAGAGACATTGTGTCAAGTAGTAACAGAGATATTGATTTATTGCCTAACGGTTCTGGCAAAGTCAATCTTGATGGTGATGGTTCCAGCGGTGGTGTGACTATATCAGATGGTTTAGTCGATATACGAACAGGCACTGGCAGTCGTTCACAAATCAAATTGTACTGTGAGTCTAGTAATGCTCATGCACAGACCATACAGCCACAGCCACACTCTGCTGGTGTAACTAATACACTGACGCTACCGGCTGGCGGTGACGGCACACTTGTAAGCACAAACGCACAAAGCACATTTCTAAAAGCACAAGTGCCAAGCACATATACAGCAGCCCTGTCAGCAACCAGTGGTGTGCTTGATTATGACACATATCAAAATTTTATAATTACACTAGCTTCTGGTTCTAACACTCTTGCTGCGCCAACGACTGAAGGCAGCCAGATTGGTCAGACAGGTGTTATCATACTCATTCAGCCATCATCAGGTTCGGCTGCAACACTGTCACTGCACGGTGATTACGAAAGCCCTGCCGGTGGTACAATCACCTTATCATCTGCTAACAGCGCCTATGATGTTTTGCCTTACGTCGTAAAGGCAGATAACAGTATTCTGCTTGGCGCACCACAGTTGGCGTTTGCATAATGTTTAGCCCAGACAAATGGTTTACGAGTAGTAGCACTGGGTTTTATTCTAAAACTATAGGCCAATCCTTACGTTTCAATGAGGGTGACAGTCCAGTTTTAAGTAGAACACAAACTTCTGGCACGACTACGACTTGGACATTTTCTGCATGGATAAAACGAAGTCGAACAGATGGTGTTTTGCAATCTGGTGGAAATGCTGGTCAAGACCCTATTTTTTGTGTTGGTGAGAATAACACAAATGATATGCTCATTTATTTTCAACAACACGGTGCAGGTTCAGCAGATTGTTTAGATATAATTTTCAGAGATAGCAGCAGTCTACGCGCACGTCTTGTAACCTCTAGAACATTTCGTGACATGTCATCTTGGTATCATATTCAATTAACTTGCGATTTTACAAACTCAACGCAAGGCGACCGTTTACGCTTATATGTCAATGGTGTTAGAGAGACTGCATTTAGCACAGAAACATATCCATCGGATGCAAGCCAAGTTACTATAGTTAATAATAACTCTTACACTGCTAGACTAGGGCAATTGAGGTCAGACAGTTCTTATTTTGCTGGTTACATGGCAGAAGTGCATTTGGTTGATGGAAGCGCATTAGAGCCTACGTCATTTGGTGAGTTCAAAAATGGTCATTGGACTTGCAAAAACTATTCTGGCGGTCACGGTACTGCTGGCTGGTTTTTACCGTTTGATGATGGTAGCGCAATCGGTGACGATGAAAGTGCAAACACTAATGACTTCACCGCAACCAACCTAGCCGCCAGCGATGTAGTTTTAGATTCTCCCACACAAAATTGGTGTACCAACAATGGCGCAATGAGGGCTAACATTACGCACTCTGAAGGCAACCTAAAGATGGTTGGCGTTGGCAACAACTATGATAATATGGCTGGTACGTTTGAGGTGGATGCTGAAGACACTGATGGATGGTACTGGGAGTATTACAGTGTTGGAAATGATACAGCCACATCAATTGGCATAGCAAAATCAAACAACGCACAATTTAATAAATCTGACCCAAGCGCACCATTTACACAAGAAAACAACGGTGAAGTTAGTTATCAAGGGAGCGGAAACAAAGCAATAAACACTGGCTCTGTTGACCCTACTTCGTATGGAAATTCTTGGACTGCTGGCGATGTTATTAGCGTAGCTGTTAAAGCTGGGGCAGTTTACTTTTATAAAAACGGCGTAATACAAAATTCTGGCACAGCCGCCCTAACAGGAATTACAGGAAAAATTGTACCGGCTTTTGCAATTAACGGCACAAATTCTGGCATTGCTAACTACGGTCAAGACAGCACTTTTGCCGGAGCAATAAGTGCTGGCGGCAATAGTGATGCAAACGGTCTAGGAGATTTTAAGTACACTGTACCATCTGGATACAAAGCCCTTTGTGCATCTAATATACCAGAGCCAACCATAGGGCCAAACAGCGGAGATGATCAACAAACTGACGATTTCTTCAACACGGTTTTGTATACTGG